GGCTACCTCCAGGGAATCGGTGTAGTTGTGCTGGCTCTCGACGACTATGCAATATTCGAACATGTTGTCCTCCTTACTCCACGTAGAGCAGCAACGTGCTGTCCTTGATCGTGATGCTATTGACCTTGAGCTCTCCGGCGGCTCCGAAGTTTTCGCTCAGGAGCTCGTCCCTGTAGTACGCCAGCTCTCCGGTCTTGACGTTCCGCACTTCGACCTGCTGGATCGTGCTCTGGCCGGGATTCAGTTTGTGCAACAACTGCCTCACTTTCATGGTTGTCCTCCTTTTGAAATATCAAATTAAATTTGATTTTCTGGCGAAAAAAATATAGTCAAATGGGATCTCGTACAAATCACAAAGCCTCTTTGCCTGCTGCAAATTAGGCTCTGTACGTCCTTTTTCCCAACTGACTATAGTTTGCGTTGAAACCTTCAGTTTCTCAGCTACTGCCGCTTGCGTCATATTGGCATTGACCCTGGCTGCCGCTAAGCTGATCTGAATATCTCTCATGTCGCGCCTCCTTTCCCGAACTTGACACCATCATAATAAATCAAATTTAATTTGATGTCAACTACAAAGTTAAAATTAATTTGAATTTCATTGAATTAATTTTGATTATCTGTATAATGGTGTTGGAGGTGCAATATGTCTGAATTAGAACAAAGGCAAGTGTTCTGCGCGAACTTAAACAGGATTCTGCAAGAACGCAACTTGAGACAAATTGATATCGCAAATGCTATTGGTGTCAGCCCTCAAACATTTAATACGTGGGTGAGCGGTAAGGCTATACCAAGAATGGGGAAAATACAAGCGCTTGCAGATTTCTTTGGACTGCCCAAATCTGCGCTCCTCGAAAAGCATTCTGCTGATTATGGCGATGATACAGACCATATACAGCAACTCCTTCAAGACCTACGTGATAACCCCGCCATTGGGGCTCTTCTATCTGCCAGCAAGGACCTGAACGAAGAAGACATCAATCAGCTCGCAGAGCTGGCAAAGAGACTGAGGGCAAGCTATAGGGATTGATGTAAGCGATGAGGAGTAGCACACATAGCATATATTGGCTTAGAAAGTCAAGAACTAAGAACCGCTGATTCTGTGTAGGTTTGACCATTTACGGGGAGTCCCGAAAATGGTCATAGATATATTAATCCAATCAAGCAAAGGAGAAGCTGCAATGGACAACCTGATTGAATATGGTGAAAAAACATTTGAAAGTATTAAACATATTAACGAGTACGGACAAGAATATTGGCTTGCCCGGGAATTGCAAATAGCATTAGACTATAAAAGGTGGGCAGATTTCAGCAATGCATTACTTAGAGCAAGAGACGCTTGTGTTAATGCAGGGAACGATGCTGATGACCATTTTAGACGAATTGCAAAAATAGTACCAATCGGTAGTGGAGCAGAACGTGATATTGGAGACGTCGAAATGTCCCGATACGCTTGTTACTTGCTCGTGATGAACGGAGATCCAAGAAAAGAAATCATTGCTTACGGGCAGACATACTTTGCGGTAAAGACCAGACAACAAGAATTAATTGACAATTACGAAGAACTGAACGAAGACCAAAAGCGTATCGCGATACGTTCGGAAATCAAGAAGCACAATGCGGCTCTGGCTGATGCAGCACATGATGCAGGAGTAATCGAACCGAAAGACTATGCAATTTTCCAAAATTATGGGTATATGGGCTTATACGGAGGCCTTAAAGCCAAGGATATTCGGATGAAAAAAGGGTTGAAACAGAACCAAGACATCTTGGACTATATGGGTTCTGAAGAATTGGCCGCAAATCTATTCCGCGCTACGCAAACTGAAGCAAAGTTAAGACGTGAAAATGTGAAAGGGAAACAAGCCGCAAATAATACCCACTATGTTGTTGGGCACAAGGTTCGAGAGACCATATCAGAGTTGGGAGGCACAATGCCAGAGGACTTACCGACACCAGAAAAGAGTGTTAAGCAGCTTGAAAGGGAACAAAAGAAAATCGAGAAAAAGTAATCCTTTATAGTCCCCAAAAACAGACACATCGCCTCGTATAATCATACTGCGAGGAGGTGATGATCAATGAATGATATTTTTATACGCTACATAAAGATGCCGGACCGCTGCCACGGTTTCGTCATGGAAGATCCGGACGGCAACTACAACGCCTACCTGGACCCGAGAGACAGCTATGAGGTCCAACGCAGAGCTCTGGCACATGAGATACGCCACATCAAGCGCGGCCACCTGCGCGACCTTGAGAAGACCGTCGCGGAGTGCGAGGCCGAGGCAAACATCAACTGAAAGCATCAACTATATCGGAGAAACACCAACTATGGCAAAGGCGCGGAAGCTCAAAAGCGGAAACTGGAACATACAGATCCTCGACTATATCGACGACAACGGCAAGCGCCACGTCGCCAGCTTCACCGCGCCCACGAAAGCTGAGGTCGAGTACATGGCGGCAGTCTTCCGCAAAGAGAAGAAGCAGCGTCCCAAACAAGACAGGCGAAACAAAAAGCCGCGCACAGTCGGGAATGCCATCGACGAGTACATCGCCCTCTCCGAGACCCTGTCTCCAGCGACGCTCGACACATATCGCAAGATCCGCCGCTTTGCGTTCCCTAGTATTATCGACCGGAATATAGACGAGCTCACTGATTTGGAAGTACAAGCAGCGATCAACATTGAATGCAAGCGCCAAAATGCCCAGACCGGAAAGCCCGTCTCTGCACGGACAGTGAGAAACGAGTGGGGCCTGTTTTCTTCCGCACTCAAGGCCATCTGCGGGAAATCGTTCAACGTCAAGCTTCCGAAGAACCAGCCCAACGTTGAGACTCTTCCCGACCCGGAAACGATCATCAATACCATCAGAGGAACAGAGATCGAGCTGCCGTGTCTTCTGGCTATGTGGATGGGCCTGCGTATGTCCGAGATCAAAGGTCTCACCTTCGGCGCGTTCCGTAATGGCTGCCTCTACATTGACCAGACCATGATCTACGCCTATGGCCGGGACATGGTCCAGGAGAACGCGAAAACCGCGACCAGCAAGCGCAAGCTGGCGGTCCCGGAGTACATCTCCAAACTCATCGAAGCAGAGAAAGCTGAACGACTCAAAACCTGCGCGAAGGAAGAGATCAAAGACCAGTTCATCGTGCCGGCATCCCGGAACGTGATCCACCATCGCTTCACCAGGCTCATGGAAAAGCAGGGCATCAAAATGTCCTTCCACGACTTGCGCCACCTGTTCGCATCTATCTCTCTGACCATGCTTGGGATCCCGGCAAAAGCCGTCCAGGTCTCCGGAGGCTGGGCATCGTCCTACATCATGGACCGTGTTTACTCGCAGACCTTCGACCCGGTGCAGCAGGCAGCGGACCGCAAAAGGGAGGAGTATTTCACAAAAATTCTGCACAATGATTCTGCACAAAGCCAGTAATCCGTTGATTTTTCAACATTCGACGTGAGTTCGATTCTCACCGCCTTCACCAAATCAGAAACCCTGCAATTTCAATGGTTGCGGGGTTTTTCATTGCAATTTCAAGGCTTCTCGGCATCAGCAACTTTTAGAAACTTTTAGAAACTTTTAGTTTTGTGCAGAAACTTTTAGGTATTTTTTGCAAAAATTCTGCACAAAAATTCTGCACAAATAGCTGTTTCTCCGAGGTATAAAAACCCCTCCAGCACAGGCGACCGGAGGGGAAAGGAGAAGATATCACCGGGTGAACAGAAAAGCCCCGGCGATGGCTACCAGTTGGGAGCAGCCTTCTTATACTTCGATGACCAGAGCTTGTCCTTCTTCGCGTCTGATACCGGAAGCAACCTGATGGCCGCCTCGGTATCGAGCTGGTCATAGCTCCCGATGGTGCCACGGTCCACCATGTCCAGCGCGGTCATGTAGAGCAGATACTCGGTCTCTGATAGGCCGGAGGCCTCTATAGCCTTCTGCCTCTCTTCTCCCTCCGGCGTCTCTCCGGCGATGTCATACAAAGCGTTGAGCGCTTTCCCCTTCTGGGAGTCATCAGCCTTCTTCCAGACTGACGACTTCTGCAGCGACGACAGCGTTTCATCGTACTTTTTCTGCTGCTCCGGCGACAGGTATCTCTGGGAGAGGTCCTTGACGGATTCAACGCCCTGGTCCTTCTTCATTCTGGTTTCCATCGCGTTCTTGACCTTCTTATCCGTGAACGCTTCGCCCGCAGCGTTACCACCAAAGGCATCATCGCTCAGCATCAGGTCATAGATCTGCTTGTACGCCTGGGGATCCCTCTTCATCGCCCGGTAGAGCAGGTCGTAGTAGTCTCCACTGTACTTGGTCGGATCGGAAGAGATCCTGGTACTGTAGTATTTCCCCAGGAGCGGGCCCTTCGTCCGTTTGAGGAACTGGTATGCCAGCGCCTCGAAGTCCTTGCGCACGTTCGCGACCGGTTTGCCGATGAGTTGCGCCCAGCCCTCGATAGTCTGGTACACGGTCCTGCTGTAGCTCTCGAAATTGGGCTCGCCATCAGACGACAGCTCCTTGACGAGTCCGGCTGTTTCGGAGATGAGCTTTATCAGGCCCTCTCCCGTGTCGTTCACGGTCTGCAGGGGCGAGGCCTCCAGCCCGTAGAACTTCGCGTCGAAGAACGGATCCTTGTCCAACTCCTTCAGGACTTTGTCTGTTGCGGTCTCTGCCAGCTCCAGCATGAAGCCTCCGTAAGGCAGCACCCCGAAGCCGTTGGAAAGCATGTTGAGCCCCATGCCCTTGAGCCAGGCCAGTAGGCTCTCGTCGCCTTCTTCGTCCTTGTACTTGTCGTCCTTGCCTCGGAAGGCATCCCAGGCGAATTGCATCATTGCGAAGGTTATAGCGGAGATCGCCTGCGAGGAGATCGCCAGCGCCGCCTTCTTCTTCGCCGCGTCGTATGCAGCTTTTGCCTCCGCCGTGCCGGTGTTGGTGTACGCGGCCTTCTTCGCCCTCATTTCACCGACGGCGTCGTAGATCACATTGAAGTTCTGGAACGGCTGAGTCTTAAACATGTTCACGGTCTTGACCAGCTCGTTCTCAGACCTCAGAAGCTGCGGCCTCTGCATGGTGGTGTAATTCGGCTGAGTCTCCTCGATGATCCTGTTGTAGACATCCGCGACCTGCTGATAGTAGGCATCGCTGCCCTGCTGCAGGTTTGTATTGTCTCTGACATAGTATTCAGCAGCAGTCCAGAGCTTCGTCGTGGTCCAGACGTCCATCGCTTGTATCCAGTTCAGCGCCTTCGGCAGGCTCTTGCCCTGGTTTTTAATATCGCCCAGCTCCTGAGAGCTGAAGCCCTGAGACCTGTACCAGAGCAGCGGAGTGTATTTCGCCACCAGGTCCAGGTTGACCTTCCTGTTCGTCGGATCCTTCATGGCCTTGAGCAGCGGGCCCCAGCCCACCACGGCTGCAGCGGTCGGATACGACGCGGCCTGCTTTACAGCGACGCCGGCGTTCATCTCGAGGACCGCTTTGGCGTAGTTGCTCCGGACCTTCGCCATCTTTTCACCCCAGACTTCGTGCATGGACGAGGTGTTGTTCAGATCCTTCATCATCCGCTCGACGTAGGTCTTTGCCGCGCTTCCCCACTTCTTTGAGATAGCGCCCTGGACACTGTTCGCGAAGCTGTTCCATTTGCCCTCCTGGTCTTTGCCGCCCACCGTCGCGTTCCAGAGCTTATTGAAGTTGCGGACCGCTATGGCAAGGCCGACGTACTTGGAGTGCTGCTTGATGCTGTTGTCAAGGACCTCGTTCATGTCCCGCAGCATGATCGGATTCGCCGAGTTGACACGCTCTTTCAGGAAGCCCATGCCCTCGATGGTCCCGTCCTGCTTGATGGAGTCGAACTCCTTCTTCAGGAAGTTCTTGTCCGTGTTGATCGGGAAATAGTTCTCGACGCTCGCAAGGCTGTAGCCCTTGAGCTGCTCGCTCACGGCGTTGATCTCATCCCGGCTCATGCCGTTGAAGTAATCGTGCGCCGCCAGAGCAAAAGTTCGTTCCTGCGCGGTCATCTGAGAGGTGATCTCCCGGACCTGCGACGGACTCAGCCTGATGGTCACGCCCTTATCCAGCGCTTTCTGCAGGTCACCCTTCTTGTACCACTCCATATTCGGGATCGTGATACCGCCCTGGGAGATGTGTTTCAGGTTCTGGTCGTTTAGGCTATGCAGGTATAAGCTCATCCTCATGGCCGGCGTGATCTTGACCTGCACCGGCCCCTTGTTGGTGCTTCCGGTGATGGTGATCTCCCTTGCCTTCTTGCCGGCGATGTCCTGGACGAACTTCTTGTCCTGGACCCACTTCGTGAAGCGGGACTCAGCTCTCCTGCGATAGTCGAACATCTTCCTCTGGCCGGCAGAGAGCTCCTTCGTCGCAGTCAGCAGCGGGTCGTTCTCGTTGTATCCGGTCAGCCTCTTAGCCTCGCGCTCCGGAGAAAGCAGTTCGGTGACGACCATCTCGTCCATGACGCCTCCGTCGCTCCCCCTGCTGTTCTCCACGTCGGAGATAATCTGGGCTCCGGCAACGGCGATGTCATGCTTGATCTGAGAATCGATGAGCTTCTTCTCTGTCCGTAGCTCGTTCTCAATGTTGAGCAGGACCTCGGTGAGCTCGGCGACCTCCGTCTGAGTCAGCTCGGAGATGTGTCTCTTCGAGAGTCTGGCCACAGCCTTTTCGATGTGTTCGTCCCGGATGAAGTCCGGATCGTTTTGGATCTTGTCGTCGTACCATTCCCTGAGCGCTGAGAGCTTTTCTATGCTCTTTCCGGTTATGCCTTTGGATATCAGGTCCAGGTCCCCGATATACTCGTTGAGCCTGGCTCTGTTGACCGCAGTCATCTTCCTGTTGTTCAGCCGTTTCGCGATCTTCAGCAGCCTTGTCCTTGCCTCGGAGTCGTCCCTCCTGGCACGCTTGTCGGCTGCGGCCTGCTTATAGTGCTCTTTGAGAGCGGCTATCTTCGCGTCACGCTGCTCGCGGACCCTCCTCAGAGCCTCGGCCTCGTGGAATCTCGCGATGTCCACCTTGCGCTGCATCTTGTCGGCGTAGGTCGGAGCCGTCTGCCGGACGTGTTCGCTTATGAGCCCGTCGATGATGGCATTCGCCTCATACTCGATGACCTCGGCCATGTCGTAGCTGTAAGGATTCTCATAGATCGGCTCCATATCATCCAATAGCCCAGAAATGTGAGTGATCATCTCCGGGACCGTTGTGATATCCTCTGGGAACCACTCCTTGCCGAATATCTCCTGCATCTCCGCCCAAGCCTTATCGATCTGCGTCGCGCTCGGGTCGGCAGTCAGCGTGAACCTGCCCAGGTTCTTTGCGTGCAGGTACTTATAGTCCGTGAACTCGCCCCTGCCCTTGGTATCTTTCGCCATGTAGCCCGGCGCGTTCTTCCGCCACTGGAGAGTATTGTCGAAATAGAACTTCTTGCCCTTCAGGTAATTTTTGATCTTCTTTCCGACTGCCAGCGCCTCGCTGTTGGTCAGCTCCTTTGCGCCTTCGACGATGTCGCGAGCGATGTTCACGGCCTCGTCTTTGATCGCGTCGTAGGCAAGCGACCCGTCGCGTCCGGCCTGGACGATCTTGTTGCCCAGCTCGGTCATACGCTTGGTGATCTCGTTCGTGTTGACGTCGGAGCCCACGTTCGCGATCCTCTCCTTCGCCAACTTTTTCACGTCCGCCTCTCTGACGGTCGGCTTCTCGGTCAGCTTCATCTGGCCTTCGGCTCTTTCCGCCCTGGAAGTTTGTTTCGCCAGGTCCTTCTGCAGCGCCTTGTAGTCCTCGATGAGCTGGCGGGTACTGTCGCTGGATTCCATGACCGCAACCGCCTCACCGGCACGCTCGGAGCCTTTGAGAGAGAGCTTGGTTTTGTTGTTTTCGACGAATCTTTCAGGAATATACTTCCCGAGAGGATCATTTTTCGGATTTCTCTTGACCTCACGCAGCAAGTCTGCTAAATTATAGTCAGAGATTGCCTGGGATAAGTTCCTCTTAGAGGATGATCCGGCGAGGGCCGTCTCTTTTATTTTGTCAAGAGCAAGCGTCACGTACAGACCATTTTCCTTGTTTGAAGAGTATTCCTTGACAACAAGCTTTACTGGTATTACATCGCTTCCATCGCTGAAGCCGGACACCAGGACATGCACAGCTTTAAGATCGCCGTCTTCAACATTTTTCCCAGGCTCATGCACTTCGATTTCCACCGCATTCGCGACGACATCATCCATGCAAGTAAGCATCCTGCGAAACATCTCAAACTTTTCGGGTATATCAATCTTGGATTGCTGATATACGCTCTCTTCCAGATTATGTCCTGAAAACCGAAAATCTAAACCGGTAGCTCTGTGATGGTACGCTTTTATAGCGTTCTGCTCCACAGCATACTTTTTCAGCACCTTTCTCGAAGAACCAACATTCCTTTGCTGCAACGCAGCACTGTCCTTTTCAGAGAGATCCGCATTATGTGAAATATCATACTTACCAAACTGGATCTTACCGGATTTAAGCGCTGAATACCTATCATCGTCGCTCATTCCAGGTTTTATCGTACCGGTCTCGCTCCCCTTCATTGAGAATCTGATATCCGGATCAGCGGTCGGCTTCTTGTTGTCGACAAGCTTGATCTGTTCCGGATTAAAGGCAATATACTCCTCGCTTCCATTGTTTACGCCGTCATAGCCAAGGCTTTCGAGATACTCTCTGGCCCTTATGCCGGCGTTATTCTGGCCCTTAAAGCGGTTCAGTGCCTTGTATGCGACGCCTTCCGGTGCCGGATTCTTCAGGTTGAGATAATACGCCTTAACGTTCGGGCCGTAACCTCCTGCATCGATATCCCAAGGACTGAAGAACGAGCCTTGGATATCCATCGTGCTCCGGCCCTTTGTCCGGTCGAAGACGGTGAAGTCTGAATCGGTGCCGTGATACACTACAAGCAGGTTCCCGTCCTCATCAAGAACCTTGCTGTCCTTGAAATACTCCTGCTGAGCTTTGGTCAGATTGCGACCTTCGCTGTCCTTTAGAGAAAACCTGACCTCTCCGACATGCTCCTGGCCGGCATACTCGCCATCGCCCGCCTTCTTCTTAGGAAGCCCATAATCTGCGTACGAATAGTCACCCATAACAGCATCGGTGATGATGTTGTCCTCATAGGCCTTTCCGATGATCGTGCGAAGGCTTTGTTCCGCATTGTGCACGCTGGCAAAGGTCTTCGCAGACCCAAACTTTATGCCTTCGTCGTGAACGTATTGCCGGAAGCTGTCATAGTCTTTGAAATAATCCCCGGCTATCTTCTGTATGCCGGTGACCTTCCCCTTTGTATTGGAGAATATCAGGACCATGTCATTCTCTTCCGCGTTCACCGAAGCAGCTACCTGCTTCACGGCTTCAGGGCTCAAAACAGTCTCCCCGGTGCTTACCATCGGGTCGGCATTGCCGAAGTCATAGACCACCTGTTGCTTAAAACCGTCGGACCTGAAGCGAGTATATTTTCCGTGGTCGATTATTATCGCTTCACCAAGTTTCATGGGTCCATAGGAAAGCAGTTTTTCTAGCATGCGGACCGCACTGAAGTCAGCGCTGCTCGGAGTCACATCTCCAGAAGGATGATTGTGTAGCAGACATACTGTTGTAGCGCCAAGATCAGAAGCCTTGTTGAAAGTCTCATTTATGAACTTGTTGATCTCGTCACGGCCTTTTCCGGCAAACACTGCCGCAGCGTTTGGGATCTGTGAACTGACGCCGGTATTCATCACGACCTTGCCGTTATCGTCCAAGAAGAAATATCTCGCGGTCTCGAAGCGAGGATCTCTGAATACGCTTGCGGCGACGGCCAGCTCATTGACGTCCTTAAATGTCCTGCCGACGAAGTCGACGCCGCCCTTGTAGATCAGGTCGCGCCTGAAGGCATCGAAGATAGTCTGGACTTTGCTCTTATTCATCAGGCCTGCCAGGTCCATCTCAAGTTGGATTCCTTCGAAACCGTTGATAGCTTCCACCGCCGGGGCTGCATCCGCTTTGGATACACCGAAACGTTCTGATATCTCCTTGACTTCGACCGGCATCTTCATGGAGAACTTGCTCTCAGGAATAGCATCGCCGGGTTCGGGAGCGTCAGCGCCTTTTGATTCGCTGTTGACAGAATTGTCATCTTGACGTAGAATATCAGTGAAAACAGTTCCTGTTTGACTTGCGCTTTGGGCGTACGCCTTGTGGACCTCTTTGAGGTCAGCGAGAAAGTCATCAAGGGACTGTCTTTTTTCTATTGCATCCCTGATCCCAACTATATCCGGAATGTCGTCAATGCCTGTTTTGATCATCTGCTTGTTCACAAGCAGTTTTTCGTTATGGTATTCTTCAGTTACAGCTTCGAGATAATAAACCAGATTGTCGTCTACCACTTTCACGTAAACGATTCCCGGGACGCCTTTGCGCTCCTTAACAATAACCTTATCATAATTTTGGACGATGTCTGGAATCGCTTTCTGGTCTTCTGCAGTCACGGGATATTTTTCTTTCGTCTGTTCTCCGTGGCTGTTGCGAATATGACGTATATCATTGTCTCGAAGCGCATGTGTGTACTCGTCAATATCTTTAATTTCGCTTGATACATCTTCAACAAGACGTTCGCTTACATGAAGATATTTCTTGTAGTCTTCATCGTTTGTCTTCTCGTACGACTTATCCACATAATCGTTGATGTCTTTCTGGCTCACGGAAAAGTCATAGACAGCATCGCTATCTATAACCTTCATGCAGTATTTGTGGCCGGCCTCTTCGACACTTGCTTCCGCATTCTTCGCAGCCTCATCCAGCGCAGCGTTGAGCTTGCCCACGGCAGTCTCCGCCATGCGCTTTTCTGCTCCGGTCAGCTTTGCTACGAGCTCCTTGACCGCGTCTCTGAACTTCTCCAGCAGGGTCTTGTCCTGCCTGTTGCGCTCGATGAAGTCATCCAGCAGCTTGCCGTCCTGCTCCATGAGCATCCGGCCTGCGTAGTTGGCGACGGCCTCGTCGAGAGCTGCTTCGTCACCGATAGTTCTGCCTTTTTCGGCATAGACCTTCTTTATATTCTCAATGTCTTCGGTCACCAACGGCTTTATGAACGCCTTGAATGAATCGTATGCTTTCGGCGCTACAGCCTGCACGCGGTGAGTCCACTCATGGCCGAGCAGGAACCGGACCGGGTTCGGATTGTATTTCTCCACCAGGACCTCTCTGCCGGTGATCTTCGCGTTCGCCTTACCTTCTTCGACGGAATTAACGAAACGTACATTGACTCCGAGAAGCTTTGCCACGCGGTCAAGCTGGTCCGCCGTCTTCTGGTCCAGGACCTTCGCAGTGTAGTCATCGCGAACGAGTCCTGGAGCCTTTGACTCACTCTCGAGCTCTGCCCTCTGCCGAGCGGATACCGCCTCGGCCTCGGCCTTTGCCTGATTCGCAGCATCGATGGCAGACTGCCTCTGCCTGGCACTCAGGCTGATCTCCGGAAGTGGCTCATCGTTGAGCACGGCTTCGTAGACCTTCTGGTATTCCGCGTCGTTCACGCCGGAGTTGATCGCCGCCTGCTCCTGGAAGTCAGAAAGCCTGTTCGCCGGGATGTCCTCCCCTTCCATCGCTGCATTGTGCACTTTCGCAAAGTCCGCAGCGAACTCAGCAGGATCGGTGGCCCCGTCATAGGAGGCCATCATCGCCCTGCTTCCGCTCTCGCCAAGCGTGTCGGCCATCCGCTGCAGGCTTTCCCTGTTCGCAGGGACCGGTTCCGCCTGAGCCTCTATTTGCCTCTCTAAGACCGGCTGTGCCTGCGGCTGTATATTTTCCCGCCCTGCCTTGTAAGCCTCCGCAGGCTGACTTGCAAGTCGATCATTTGTGATGCTGGCGTTGCGCTGTTCGTCGACTCTCTCCTGCAGAGTCTCGACCATCTCCGGAGCTGCTTTTATAGCGTCCTCTTCCTTCATGCCGGAAGCTACGAGCACGTCAAAAGCGTCCTGCGTTGTCGCAGGCCTTCCGTCGAGCATCTCCGCCATGTCTTTTGTGACTGCCGGTATGGCCGTGATATCTCCGCCTCTTTCCTGGACAGTCCGCTGCAGCCTGTCCTGCATGGTCATCCTGGTGAGGTTGATCGCGCCGGAAGGCAGGCCGGTCAGAGCGAAGGATGCTGCCGAGGATATACCGGTCTCCGCCAGACGGGACGCGACCTCGCCTGCGCCGTATGCCCACTTGCCCTGATCTGCATAGCTGCCGAGCTGAGCGCCGGCAATCGTTACGCCTTCCTGCAGGATCTCCTGCAGGGTCTCGTTGCCTATGCCCAGACCACGTTCGATCAGATACGACTCTACCTGCTTTGCAAGGCCTTTGGTCACGTCGAACTTCTTCATGATCTTGAGACCCTTCAGGTATTCGTCTACCTGCAGGCCTTCGAGCTTTGCATTGACAGCGCCGACGCCCTGAGCCAGAGCCCATGCAGTCTCATCGGACACGCCGTTCTGCAGCATCTCTTCGTATGCCGCACCAGCCTCCGCCTTATATGCCGCTATTGCCGTGCCCAGCTTAAAGCCTTTGAGAGCTCCGCCGGGAACAGTCAGCACTTCTTCAGGGAGAGCCGCCTGCGCACCGGCCTGGCCGGCAGCGAAAGCAAGCCCTGCGCCGGCTCCGGCCAGAGCCAGAGTCGCCGGGTCGGTGTAATGCGCTATCTGCTGGCCGAAAAGCTGGGTCGCTCCCAGCACACGCTCCTGGAACTTATTCTTCGGCAGGAACTTGTACTGATCATCTTCGAGCTTTTCCTCGTACTTCTTGGCTTTGTCACTCCCGGTCGCTACGTCCTCCCAGAGAGATTCGGTCCTTCTGGTGTCCAGGTATCCCTGCTTCGTGCCTTTTATAAGGACGTCGCCCCAGGATGCGTCCCTGTAGCCTTCATCCCTGAGCGCATCATATTCCGCGCCCTTGACTGTCTCATATTCGCGGCCAAGCGCTTCCAGGCGCGAGTTGATCTCATCAATGGCATTCAGATCTTCCCCGTGCAGAGTATCCCAATCATCGACCGAATAGGTCTTCCCAAGGTCTTTCTGGTCTGCCTTGTTGATCCTCTGCTCTATCTCGCTCCTCTGAGCAACGAGCTGGTCCATTTCCTTCTTCACCGAGCTGGAAGGTCTCACATTGCCAGAAGAATCCCTATAATTCTTCCACGCGTTATATGAGTTTTCGGACTTAAACTGATTCCAGTAGTCTGCCTCCTGGTTGAGGCTGCTTGAAGCATTCCTCAGCCAGTTGCTGTAAGAGCTGAGCTGCTCCGCAGCCTCCTCCATAGGGTCGTACTCGTCGTCCTTCCAATATGAAAGCGACTCCGAAAGTGTAGTTTTGTTTTTCCTGAGCTCATCACTAAGCTCGCTGATACGCGCCTGACTCTTCTGCTTATAGGTATTAAAAGCATCTGAAGCCTGAAACGTGCCCTGACGGCTATATGCGTCAGATGTAAAAGAATCGGCGTAGTCCGAGATTTGTTTAAGCGTTGAAGAAAGCTTTTCTTCTGGACTCAGAGTAGACACAAATCTTCCCTGAGATACCTTCCCCACCTTCGAGGCCTCTTCCTTATCCTGTTTCCTCTTGTCCTGAATCGTGACAAACCTTGCCATGTCTACTCCTCATATGCTATGCCGAAAGAGCGAAGGATCTTGTCGAACTGTTTCTTCTGTGCGCTGGTCAGTCTGTTGTAGTAGCTCTGCGCCACTCCGAGAGCTCTGTCGCTCTGCCCCTTGACCAGATAGTCGTTCATCATGGTCATCGCGGCATCGAAGTCTACGTCGGATATCTCCTGTCTCTTCTCATTCCCGGAAGACCGGTTCTGCTGGTAATCGGTGAAAGCCTCCTTGAGCTCCTTGTCAGAAACGTCACCAACGCCGTATTTCTCCTTATTCTGGATGACGTAGAGCAGCGGGCTGGCTTCGAGCAGCGCATCTTCGAACAGTCCCTCGGCGTTATAGACAGGCTCAGTCTTTTCGGTCTTGGAACTCGAACGATTCCCACCGCCGGATGACCTTCTCGCTGCCGCCTGGTCCGCCAGATACTGCGCCTGCATTCCGGCGATCTCCTCGTCGCTATAGCCCAGGTCTCTGTACCCGGAGAAATTACCGTAGCCCGCCAGAGTCTTCGCCTTCTCGAGCGCCTGCTTGTAGGCTGCGTCGGTTCTGGAGTCGCCGTACTCCGTATCATATCTGCCGTTCTCCAGCTCCTGCTGGGCGAGCGCGTCGGCGTATTTCTGCTGGTTGAAATCATAATCGCGCTGGTCACGCGCGAGCTCATCAGCGTACTGTTGCTGCTTGAGTGCCCATTCGTCGGCGACCTGGCTGCGATCCAGTGCGTCAGACAGAGTCTGGTACGCAAAGTTGCGCTGGTCCTGCCATTGAGCCAGCTCGTTTAGATATCTGTTATAGTCACGGTCAGCGAGCCCTAAAGCGGACTGCGCGTTCTCAAGCGCCCAATTCCGCTCGGTGCCGTACATATCCCTGGCGGCACTTTCGAGCTGCGCCATGTAGTCGTTGTACCCCTGCTGCGCCGCGCTCTGGGCCCAGGATGAAGCGAGACCGCCGGTCCTTGACGCGACCTGTGCCAGAGTATCCTGCATTGCACGCTGCCCGGATAGGCCATACCGCCTCGCGAGCGCCGCGTACTGATCAGAGTCCAACCAGTCGTTATAGTTCATGTTGAGCGCGGCCTCGAAGAGCTGGTTCACCATGTCATCGTACTTCCCGTTGTAATCGGGAGGAGTCCAGGACATGAGATCCTGGATCTGCTGCTGAAGCGCCAGGAGGTCCGGCTTCGCCTGCTGGTATGCCTTGATCTGATCTACCAGGTTATGGACAGTATCATTTGCCCATCCCATTGATGCGAGGCTTCCGGCAGCGTTATCCGCAGCGTTCTGTGCGGCGCTCATGCCCAGCTTTCCCAAGAAGGCCAGGTCTTCGGGATCTTCATTACGCCAGTCATAGCCCGACTGCTTTGCAGCCTGGGCGATCTGCGCTGCACCGGTGCCCGAAAGCACGGAGGCTATCCCCCCGCCAGCGCCGACTGCCTTTTGAATATCTGATGGTATCAATGTAGTCTTAAATCCAGTCGGGCTTTCTCCAGGTGTATTTGGTGCATTGACCGTGCCGCCCTGCCTGCTGACCTCCGCCACGGTTCCTTCATAACTCGGCGCTGCGCCTCGAGTGTCATCGTCCCACCAATCCTTGAACCTGCTTGCGAACAGGTTCAGATCAACCTTCAAACTTTTCATCTTAATGCCCCTCCAGAGCTGATACACGCGAGTCCAGAGAGGACAGCGCGACATCTATTGTATTGGTGATATATTGCCAGATCGAAACGATCTCGCCCTCGGCGGAATCCATCCGACCGGTAAGGCTCGTCGGCACGGTCGAGTCTCCGACCGCAGTCTGCAAAGCTGTGATGTTGCTTTCCGCGCTGTTCATCCTGCCCAGCAGTCCGTTCACGTCCGAAGTGAGCGCCGACAGAGAGTGCTGTAACGCGGTGAGCTGGATGTATATCTCTACGTTCGATACGCCTGCCGCTGTGATATTTTTGGTCATCTGCGAGTACGAGAACTCAACGCGTTCACCCATGTAACGGATGTAGTTTTCGATGATCCTCAATGCTTCTTCGGGCAATGACGGATCGATGCGGTTCATGTCCTCCGGAAATACTGCCATTTACACATCACTCCCAACCGAGAACTGCCTCATAAAGCTGAGGATCGTGCAGGGACCCTTGCCGGACAGACGGAGCTCAAACTTGTCGCAGCGGTTTACGGCAAAATACATCGTGGAAACATCCGCCTTGCCGCCGTAGATTTTGCAGGCCTCCTGCCAGACTCCGCCATCGTAGCGGACCTCGGCGATGATGTACGACCCAATCGGCAGCTCGGTGCGGATGAGCAACTTTGAGTAGCGCTTCCTGCCCCGGATGGTCTCATACATAGGACAGAACTGCGCGTACCACTCTATGCTTGAGAGCTGCTGTCCGCCATCCGCGTACCAGACCTTCTGGTCCGCCATCAGGAAATACAGGTCCTTGCCCACCCTGGCGAACTGCACGACCTCGATGTCGTCCTCGAGCACCCACAGCCCGTACTTGGTCTCGTAGGCGAAAAGATGGTGCTGGTCTTCGCCTTCCTGGACGCACAAATAGTACGTGTCGCCATCGTTCCCTGCCGCCGCATTCGCGAAATTCTTGTTTCCGAAATTCGGCGAGATCAAGACAGGCGTGCCGCCGGTATAGGCATACACTCCGTGCAGGCCCATGTAGAACAACGTCTCATTGATAACTTGCAGGGATTTCTCGCACCCTGCCTTCAATCCATCCAGCGTGTAGGTGTACAGCGAATACTCCGCCGGGAAGGAACCGAGGATCTTGTGCATCACGGTTTCTTTCCAGAACAGGACCGACGATCCGAGCTTGCAGCAGCCGGTGAAAGCGCCTTCGCTTCCGACCGCCACGGCATAGGAGTCTGTCGCAAGGCCCTCGTATGTGTAGAAATTCGTCGGATCGCCCAGCGCCGACGCGTATATGGTGCGGTCAGAGCTGCTGCAGCCCCACAGCCGGTTTTCGCTTTCACAGATGAAGTCCAAGTCGGGGATCTTTCGCTCAACGCTGATCGTACCGGTCGCAGATCCGGCCTCCATCCCATCCTTCGTGTTGAATGTCAGCTTCTGCGCCTCGACCTTTGTCAGTACGACGTTTGTGTTGTTCCCGGCGATAGACCCGCCCGAGAGCTCGACGCAGTCGCCCTTCTTAAACAGGTTCGTAAAATCGGTAGACGCCCAGGTCACGGTCATCGACATAAGCTGCGTGTCATCGTCGAGATCGAAGACTGCGTCGCTCCCGCTCTTGGAGGCCCCGAGAGAATGGATCGTTCGCGTCTGCAGGTCGAGATATTTCTTGTCCGGCCAGATGACCAGCTTCGTATTCACAACAGCGAACTGCTTCGGGCCTGCTGTCACGCTTCCGGTCGTCACATCCCCAGCGTAGTAGACCTTCGTGCCTTCGACGACGACCAGCTCATCCCATGCGCTGATGGCAGTCGCCTCGTCGTATGTACCCCTGCGCCGCCTGAGATTCCTGGTCGATATGTACGGAAAACGCCTCGCTGAAATGTTCCTGCTGTCGGCGAGATCGCCATCCTTGATCTGATCGGAATAGTTTATGCTGCCGATCTGCACGACCTCGTTCTGCGTTTTCGGAACATCGAAGCGCATCTCAGGAAGGATCATTACATCACCCTCCATCTGTCTTTTTTGAAACTGGAAGGCCTGTTGTTTCTTCTCCACCACGCGCCGGCCTCGGCAAACAGCGAATTGAACATTGTCATATCATTCGCGTACAGGTTCAGCTCCTGCTGGAAGTAGTCGATCATTGCGCACAGATAATAAACGTAGATGTTCTCATACGGAGCTGGCATCAACAGCTCCGTGTCTTCCGGGAACGGGTTTTCCGGGATCTCTGTCTCAAGGACCTCCGCGACCTGCCCTTCCAGCTCGTAGAGCCAGGAATACTTCTGCTCCTCCGATATGGCATTCATACGCAGCCCGTCAGCCATTGTAATTGCCTTTTTCGCGGTCATTTACATCACCAGTCCTTCTTCGTTCCGCGATAATCCCTCACCGCGAAGTATTTGCTCCCATAGCACAGATCCGAGTATGCTTCGAGATGGTACCCGGACGAGTACAGGTTGATAGCCCCCACGATTCCGTGAGCCAGGCATATCTTCTCCCACTTCTCGATGACCCTGTCCCGCTCATACTCCGAGTGTTTTGCCTTAAAGTCACAAGCGCAGGCGATGAGATGAGCCGAGCGCGTATCGCCCCCGACCGTCTTATTCCACTCCGACTGCCTATACCCGCTCGTCGGATTTATCGGTGCCCCGAGCCAGACTCTGAATTCCTCCAGCATAATGAGGAATATGCGCGACTCCGGAGAATCTATCCACATCGGCAGAGTCGTCTTACCTTTGTTGTTCGCCAACTCGGTGAGAGTGAAGTGTGGCGTCAGTTTTACGTTTTTGTCTACGGTCGCCAGATATTCAGTTCCGGTGTCAGTCTCGACCTTAATCCTCATGACGCTCCTCACTGTAATAATTCACCGTCGAGATCCCGATCATCACGCCGAGGAAAGTCCCCACAGCTGCTATGGTCCCGGATATCTGCTCGACATACGGCCAGCCCCAGATGCTCGCCAGCGACCAGTAAAGAGTCGACGTCGCAGGCAGAGCTATGAGGCATAGCCATTTCAGGATCTCATATGTCTTGCCTGAAAACTGCATTTACTCCGCCACCTTCCTCAGTTCCTCATAGATAGGCTCCATATCGGTGTCTTCCGGAGTCCAGTACGGCTCGGCTTTACCCATCGCATTCGCCATAAGCTTTGCGTAGATCACACCATTGTCATCGGGATGACCCTCGTCAAGGCTATGCAGGTACATGGCCATGAACATCTTGGGATATCGTGCACACAGTGCTCTTGCTTTAGTTGTCATTGTTTTCTCCTCCGTTTACAGTCCTAATGCGCTCAGCGTTTTCGGACCCGCTATACCATCAGCAACGAGCCCCAGCCTCTTCTGGACCTCGATCACTTTTTTTCTTGTGCCGGAACCGAAGATCCCGTCGGCCTCAGCGGCTATCATCATCTGCAGGATCTTCACATCGTCCCCGCGAGATCCCTTACTCAGAGTTCTCGACAGCTTGAGCTGCGGTTTCTTCTTCGCGCAGAACACAGAGCACACCGCCCTGCCGTAGGTGCCCTCCTTCATCGGTGCATACATCGCTCCGGATCGCCGGCAATATGTACCGACGCTTCCGCCTCCGTCCTCCCAGAGCATGAGACGTATGCTGGTTCCGTAATACTTCTCAAGGAAGTTGATTGCGTACCGCGCAACCTGAGCCTCAGTGTTGTACCGGTTCTGCACGGTGAAGAACCTGCCGTCGGTCGTCTCTCCTATAGCGTTGTGTGCCCGTATGGACGTTCCCTTCGACGATATGAGCTTGTTGTTCCGGACTGCCGGGAGCCTGTCTGTAGCCCAGCCGCTGACCGTGTCGCCGTTCGGCAGGACCAGCCGCTCGACCGTCGAGTTGCTGCCATACCCGCAGTCGCCTCCGAGCCTGGGGATCCTAAGATACTGGATCGTGTATCCTGGGTTTTCCTTCGAGCTCAGGAAGTTGAAATAGCAGAGATTCGATACGATATCCGCACCGCTGTCTTCCGCCCACTTCTTCAGCGCCTGGCACTTCTTCGGTTTGTCCAGGTAGAATGTACTGTCGAAGTACAGCTCCCATTCGTCCGGATTGTAGACATTTATCTGATAGCTCATATTTGCCTCACTCGTGAGCAGCCTGGTTGAGATACTTTTCTATCTTGCTTATAGCCTCAGTGACCGGCCCGTCGCAGCCTTGTTCCCGGAGCCCCTTCAGGCACGCGAGGACTCCATATGTCAAGATCGCCTGCTCGCTTTTGATGCTTTTCAACTCCTTGTCCTGCTCTTTCTGCCGGTCCACAAACCGTGTAACCTTGGAAAAATATCCGTAAAAGAGCACCGCCAGGGCGACTATCTCAGCTATGGTCTTGAGTGTGCCGACTTCAATAGTCATTCCTGCTCCTCCCACCCATACACCCCGGGCTCCCAGACGTTATTGTCTGCGGTGGAGATCCAATGCTTATCATTGTGGCTGACCTTGTCGCCTGCCTGGTAAGCGTCCTGTACGCCGGTGGGCTGTACCCATTCGGGCCATTCCTCCACGGTTACGCGTTTCCACAGAGCCGGAACTGCGTCGGGAGTCCACCCAGCCTGCGAAGTATGACCCTGCACGCAGGCATAGAGTTGGGAGTTATACTGCACCCTATCACCGGTGGTGTACTCGGTATCTACCGCCCACGGCACGAACAGGTCAGTGACCTCCAGAGCCTCTGCGTCAGGCAGGTTGGTGATGAGTTTGGTGATATGACGCCTGTACCGCGTCGCTTCGTTACGAGTCAATGGGCTCACCTCCTGTGATAATGGCAAGGGCCTCGGAGTCGTCGATTGGTTCATCGTCCTCCATAGGCATCTCTACCTCCTCATAGGTATATTTACTAAAAGGAGTTCCACCCCGGTATCCTTGAATCCAATCCACGACCAGATCGGTATATATAACCCCGGTTTCTATTTGACGCAATGCCTTGCAGTCGCTACGCGTCTCCATGAGATGCTCGCTATCGTCTACGGTACGAACAAGTATCATTTAATTCTCCTGATTTTCTTTATCCAGTCGTCAAATGTAATGCACTCCATCAAAAGCCCCTCAATATACATCCTATTCTTTATCCCCGCCACGATTTGCACCCGTGCCGGTTCTGGGATAGCGTTAAACATGGGCTCGTGCTCACGGAAATAACGTGCGAAACGCTTCTCCACAGCCTTGCGGTAGTGCTGGTTCTCCTGCTCAATCCACTCTTTTTTGTTCAAAGTAAAGTAAGCGTCGTAAATCATTCCAGTGGCATAGAACATAGCATCCTCCGCATGACCGCGCTCCTTAAGCTCCTTTACCAGAGCAGTCGAGGATTCCAGCATATTGTTGTAGGTCTTCAGGATATACTTCGGATCGTGGCGACAGACGCTCTCGTCGCGCCACTTCCAGAGGTAGAACGGTGTCGGACAATATTTGACCTCCCGCGCCATCTTCTGGCACAGGGTGTTGAAGTATGAGTCTTCGTGGATGGTCAGTGCTTCATTCCAACGGATCTTGTTCTCCATGAGGTACATCCGGCGGTGGACCTTACCGTGTACGAAGGTGGAGTCCATCTCATGGTTGATGTAGATAGGCTTTTTCTCGATGGGGTCTCGGGACTCCTCGACAAACACGGATACCATCGTGTCGAACGATGCGGTATCCATCTCGCGGAACAGGATGTACAGCCCGCAGACATTAAGAAACATGTCATCGTCGTCGCAGAACATGACATAATCTGCTGTGGCCGCGTCCAGCGCGCCGTTCCTCGCTGCAGAGACGCCCTTGTGCGGGATGCGGACCTGCTCGATGAGAAACGGATAGCCGGGCAGATCGAGGTCCGGAATGTCCTCGCCGTCGTGGCAGATGACCACACCAACCTCAGAAAAGTCGATGCTCTGCTGTATAGCCACGGAGTCCAGTAAAGGCTTTATAATCTCGACGGACTCATTGTAATGCGGAATAAGAAGTTGTAATTTCATAGCGCCGCTCCCCCTCTATGGCAATGCCGCTATCTGTGCATCAGTAAGACTCACGACGCGGCTCTTTACCTGCGAAAAAATAATGCTGGACATGAAACGGCTGTAAAGCGACTCTCGCACAAAAATTGAGCCGAATTCACCGATATACCCCGAGGACACCATTGGTGTTCCGCTAAATAGATCACTTCTTCCAGCATAGAGACTGCTTTTCGCAAGGAGGTATAACGATTTCAAATGCGAGCAATAATTGAGGCAGTAACGATTTAGCGAAAGAGTGCTGATATTATCCCCGATACGAACAGTTTCAAGCGAGTAGCAATAATAAAATGCTCCCGAGGCAAGATAGGATACGCTGGGTGACGAAAACGCCAACAAGTGCGAGCACCCGGAAAAGCCATAGGATGATATATAACGCAGTTTTGGAAAGTACACGTTAATGAGTTTGGAACATGCTGTGAAAGCATAGGTACCTACAACCTCTACGAGCGGCGCGTACACATAAGATACACCGGCAGACCAAAAAGCGTTGCTATCAATCCAAGTCGCGTTGGGTAAACTAAGGGTGAATGACTCCGCCACAGGCGTAGTACGAAATAAGTAAGTGGCAATGTTAATCGGTATCGAGGCTGCTGTCATCGTTATACACCGATCCCAAGTGCCATTGATTACATCGTCCCACCAATTTCCACCGCCGCCTCCGCCGCTTATCGCGCTAACATACGAGGGAAACGCATCAAGGGTTGCCGACGCCGGTACAGTTACCCCCTTCGCTTCTATAGCGGCCTTGATGTCGGCCTTTGCTGATGTCAGCCTTGTGATCTCGTCGACTATACTCATAGATCCTCCTTAGATTGCCGCCAGAAGCGACTCGATATTCCCGACCATGTCATACAGGCACTTCGCTGATGGATACTGAGAGTCGGTGCTGGCTGAAGATACAGCCGTAACCAGATTGCCCGTGGTCTGTAGACCGGTGATCGCGCCAGTATTACCATTGACCGAGGTCACCGGTGCCGTATAGGTTACCGCGCCGGTGGAGCCGTTGAACGACGTAACCGCCGAAGTCAGGAATCCCGAATCGTTGTTCAGATCGGACACATTGGTGGGAACTGAAACATCATAATAGCCAGCCTGTGTTGGCAAGACCGGAGTCCCATTAACGGAAAGGTATTGCACAACCGGGTCAAGGAGCGACTGCAGATATGTTACACTCGAGGACCAAGTGTCATTAGCAAGGGTACCCACCAGTGTGACTGACGCCAATGCTGTCCCAATGTAGGCGATAACATTACTGATTATCACGCCGAGTGGGACTGACGTATTGAAATAGGAGGCCACAATTTGCCCAACGGTAAGATCAGTATAACTTATATAAACCGTGCGCCCTGCAGCCAGAGCTGTCGCCACCTCGGACGGAGTAATGGTCGCAGTAGAGCCGATGAGCGGAGCAGGGATGGTCGGCGTATAGAGTTTCGTTGTCGTTCCGTCGACAGCGATCTCTGCTATCTCGGTACCCGATTGAACCGTCTGCGAAACGGTGACAGAAGATACGCCTCCGCCGCTTGACGGATCTTTACCTATCCATGCCCGGATGCCGGTGCCGTCATGATAGTAGACCGGATGCTCCAGACGAAGCTCGATGTGCGTTTCAGAATAGGCGTCCCCAAGATAAATGTATATCTTGCCGTCATTTGTATTCGGCAGAGCCTGCACGACTTCGCCCAACAGAGCCGAGCCGTCAGACTGCGGTGTACACTTGAGGAACACCGGCCCAGGATAGGTCAGCGTTAAAGCTGCTCCCGTGGTATTAAAGCTGTAACCCAGGCTCAACGTGTACTCCTGCCAGAGAACGGCCACACCGGGACTATCGCCCGCGCTGATCGCAGTCGTGGAGCCATAATAGACGATAGGGCCAAAGGGGTCTATTGCCTTTGTATTCGGCGTGCGGGCTGCCGTCGCATTGGTAGATGAGGACGTGTTCGCAGGCACCCATTTCTTGCCGTCCGCCGAGGTGAACAGGAGCCTGTACCTGTAGAACTTATCGCTCGCTGGACGCGTGGAGCTGTTCGTTCGCAACTGATAGCCTATCGTGTTTGTATTGCTATCATAGCCGTAGTAGACCACCCAGCAGCCGCCTGTCACGCGGTCCTCATCGTACACGAAAAGCATGGTATAAGCCACGTTGAAGATTGTCGAGCTTTGCGAAGCCGCCGCCATTGACGAGTAGACCGGCTTCGCACCGAGACCGTTCACGTTGATCGTAAACCCTGCCGCGCTGGTCACTACGCCATTTTTCAACATGACACAGACGCCGTCCTTGTACTCCGTTACCCCCGGCACTGTGGCAGTGAAGACTGTAGAGGTCGACGTGTCATCTACCTGCGCGAACGGAATCCCTTTTGCCAGAGTCCCTATGACAGGAGACCCGTCTGCTCCGCGAATAGCCTTCCCCTGGAACACGTCAGAAGCACCGGCAGTTGTGTCGGAAACGTCATAGAACGTCGCCGTTCCCCCGCCAGTCTTCGGAAGCGCTACTCCCGGCACATCCGTATAGTCAGCACCCATCAGAGTTATGTTCTGTGCCATGACGCCTCCTTATGATATGCTGAGTATCATCGTCACACTGTCCTGCGAGATGGTCGGTGTAGTCAGACTGCCGGATACCAGGGAACCGTTGGCGTATGCTGAATAGCCGCTCAGGATCTGTCCGGCTCCCGCAGCTCCGGAATTGATGGTCGTATCTACGACAGTCGAAGCACCGGACACGCCGAAAATGCTCACACCGCTTTTGATGTTGCCGGATACCAGATCTGCATCGCCCGAAATAGTCTGCGTTCCGGACAGGTACTGCCCGGATGATATGGTCTGGTCGCTGGTCCCCGGAGTATAGGTCGCGGCGCTTTTGCTCGTTATGTTTCCCGTGATCTTCGAGCCGTTGACGTATGCGGTCTTGCCAGAGAGGATATTCCCCGCTGCAGCGTCCGCATCGGACGTGTCCAAAAACCTCGCGGTCCCGCCTCCCGAAAGCGGAATGTTTACCTCCGGCACGTTCGAGTATGTTACGCCGTTAATTATTACGTTCTGTGCCATGTATTTCTCCTTACGTCACTGTCAGGACATGTCCGTTCCATGTGATGAGTCCGTAGTTGCTCGGTATCGGATTGACGGTCACATTTCCGGCCATCTTCTTACCGGTAGTCGGCAGGACCTGTGTCTCCCTGGTCGGCGTGACCGTATACGGACCTGCGAAGCTCGGCAGGATCTCGCCTACCTTGACGACGTCTGTGAATCCGGCCTTTATGGACACGCTTCCGTCAAACGCCGCTTTTGCCTGGACGTCGCCGTCCCTGATCCGCGCCTTGATGCGGAAGTCGGCCATTTAGATCACCTCTTCCGTCGATGATTTCGTCACCGGGAACATATCCTCCGTAGACTCTACGACCTTGCCGTCCGCAAGCTTCAGCTTGACCTGCAGCTTCGCGTATGCCTGGCCTGCAGGTCCGGAGCTGAATCTGAGCGTTTCGGCCTGTGTCAGTACAAGCTCGATCTGGTAGTTGGACAGGCTCACGCCCGAGTCCGTCAGTGTCTTTTCAAGGACTTTGCAGCCTTGAGTAAATACGATCCTTCCGGAATCGATCTCGGACACCTTGTACGGTATGTCGATCGTGATGGTCGGTGTGGTTCCTCGCCTCATGCTGTCCTCCTATCGAAGAGCCTTGATTTCGGCCATGATGGTGGTCTGCTCCCACTGGTCCGCGTCCCATCCGTCAGCTTCAGTGACTGTGGTGAGGGCCTTGTACAGCAGGCCGTTTCTTATAACGTAGTCGCCTGCGGCATAGTCGCCGGCAGTAAACGTCGGCGCGATCAGACCTAATATCTCGTCCCTGTACGCAAGGCTCCTCCAACTGCCCCATACGCCGTCGTTTGAGCCCCTTGCTCTTACGTGCGCGCCGGTATCGACCGAATGAGGCACAAAGAGCTGGGACCCGTTGTCCGAACTTCCATCCCAGGCAAAGTGCAGGATCGCTCCGTCCGCGCCGGGCCATGCAGCATCAGCACGCATCTCCGTCGTCGCTTTGAAGTGGATCATGCTTCCGTCATACGGACTGAAAGTGATGTCCGGGCTGGTGGGTCTGGATCCGGTGCCGAAATAGTTCCCTACCCTCGCCCTCGCCTGTATGGGATCGATCCAGCTTCCACTGCGCAGCGACATCTGTATCTCGGAGAACTGATATCCTCCCAAAGGTCTTGCGGTCGAACCGTGATCACAGGTAAACAGGGCGAGACCGTTATCCTCATCCGTACGCTGCAGCCGGACCAGATAGTCTCTCGCGACTCCGAAGGCGCCGAACGCAGCCGTTATATTGACCCAGTAAAACGCGACAGAGAGATCGTTCATATCGCCGAGCCATGTTGAAAGCTGGCTCTTCAGTGCTGAAAGAGATGCAATATCTACCGGCGTACTGTCGGACAGGTTTGCAAGTGGAGCCAGCGGGTCGACTGCCGTCTGAAGCTCATCTTTGGTGGCCATGACATAAAAGTCAGACCAGGACGAGGAAAGATAGGTCATGCGTGCATAGGCAGAAATGCCATTCGACATTCTCCCGTAGAAAGACGCGGATCCATTCGAGGTCGCACGCTCGATCATGCACAGCACACCGGAACCGGATACGAACGGAGACCACGAGCCGGAAACGATATAGTAAAACAGCCTCTCTGTTCTCTGCGGAACATCCGTCCACCAGGTCGACAGCTGGGTCTTGAGATCCTCCAGACTGCTGATCGTCACGGCGCTGTTGAAGGCCGGTATGCTCGACGCGATCTCAGTCTGGTTCGGATCGCTCCAGGTATCATTCGACCGTACCCACACGCTGTGGCGGGAATTGCCGACCATGCCGGAGAAGACATAACCGCTGTCTGTCAGCGCCGCGTACGGAAGAGTCTTGCCGTCCGACTCCACAGCGAATATCGCCTTGCCTGCGGCTATCGCTGCCGCGACCTCAGCATACGTGGTAGTCCCGACTATCGCAATGGATGGGAGCACGTTCTCGATCTCTTCGATGCTTGCCTGCAGTTGCTCTGCAGCGGACGGATTCACATCGGTCTCCGCCGTGGCCTCGGCATCGTACTTTGATGGCAGGATCACGAACTCCGCTTTCGCTGCCAGAGTCGCCCTGGTCTCGGTGCCGCCGGAAGTAGTCGCGCCTTTGATCGACATGACCATCTTGCCCTCGAATTCCTTCGGCTCTGCCGGGATAGGCACGTCGTACACGTTGCTCTGGCCGTCGACTCTCATGCCGTTGGTCAACAGAGTGATGACCGGGTTAAGGCCCTTGCTGTTGTGCCAGACGATACTCTTTGTGAGCCCGTCCCACATAGGGCCGAAGAAGAGGCGCAGGATCACGTCATGATGAGATCCGGCAACGCCGGCGACTACGCCTGCGCCCTTCACGTATTCATTTGAGACCTGGCATTCTATGATGCGTGTCATTTTGTCTCCTTTGGAAAACGACGCAGCAAAGCTTTTGGCAAAGCCTTGCTACGCCGTGTCGTAACAGAAAAAGGATCTCGCGGTTTAGAATCTTGAGTTTTTGCTCTCGTATTCGATGAGCTTGGCAGTCGCCAGGTCCTGCTTAAAGGACTGCTCGATCACGTTGGCAACGTATCTGGGGACTGTCACGTCCTCGCCGCGCTTGATCTGCCACGCTTTTCCGTTGATGATGACCGTGAGGTCATCTTTGTACTTGTCATTATCCTTGAAGAGCCTGAGACCGACGAGCTCGTGCTCGTAGTCCGGGCCCTTGTGCTCCTGAACAGTTGCCTGCTCAGGAGCCGCCGTTTCTTTCTTAGCCATTGTGTCCTCCTGTTTGTTCAATGGTTAATTCTCACCGACTTCGAACGTGGATGCGGTCTCGATCCTGACCATGTACTGCTCGACCAGTCTTTCGGCGGTCTTGGTAGCCTTCCAGCCGGCAGTCGCTCTCTGGTTGAGTGGATCGGTGGTGCCGCCGGAGCCGAGCTGCTTGACTATGTGCTGCAGGCCGCCGCCGGTGAGCTCGGTCACGCCGTAAGCATTCGCGCCCAGGACGAGGGTGCTGTAGACATCCCTGCCGCCTCTGCCGGCCTCGCCGGGATAGATCACGGCATCGTTGGCGATGGTGAGAGCAGACTTCAGGGTGATGGCGCTCGCGGTGTTGTCGGAAACTTCACCGACCTGCCAGCCGTTGGTCGCGTCGTAGAACTGCAGGGTCCTGCCCTTGAGATCGTGGGCCGATACAGTCCCGCCGTCGAAGTTGACGGTGGTGGAAGCGGATACCGCACCATTTACAGCCAGAGTCCTGTCATCGCCGGCGAGGTTTGCGGCGTGGAAGACCTTGGCCTCAGTGGTCTCTACGAAGCGGACGCCGGCAATCATGCCGATCTCGCCCTGATAGATATTCTCGGTATCCACATACTGATGCGGATACTTCCACTCGGGGTCGCTCATGAGGTCGTAGCTGCAGTCCGGATGGATGATCGCGACATAGTTTCCATCGATCTTGGGAGTGTTGAAGACCTTGAGGGTCCTGACGGCTCTCTTGATGCAGTCGACGGTCAGATAGTGGTTGTTGGCCGGAGTCGCGTCTCCGCCGACGAGCTGATACCTGGCCTGGACGGCATTGGCGCCATACTGTACGTTGGTACCGCCGTTGAGCACTTCCCTCGTGATGGTGTCCAGAGTCCTGCCGGCCTGAGACCCGAGCAGCTCGGTCGCTTCGACGAGGTTGTTGTCGATAGCGGTGAGGAGCAGGATGTCGGACAGCTCGACATAGTCGCCATACTGGGCGACGGTCGCGGTCACGGTGCTCACGGACAGCTTCTTGCCTGAGGGAGTTACGCCTTCGGTGAGGGGCACGAGTGCCTTCGGCAGGGAATCGTACTTCCTGAACTCGATGTTCTTGCCGTTGTTCTTGGGGATGGGCTTCTTCTGGCCGAACTGGTCATGGACCAGCTCAGGCTCTGCCATGTCGATGAGATAATCGCTGTAATAGGTCTTCATCTCGTCGGACAGGGCCGCATCGGTGGTGACGTTCGTGTTGTCGAACAGGTTCAGCACCGGCTTGAGATAGATGTATTCAGTCATTTGTGTCTCCTTATATGCGGGGACCTAAAACCTTATCTCGGCCCCTCGCTTTACTCTCTGGGCGATGGCTGCTCTATCCTTCTTGGTGAGCTTTGACACATCGTCCTTGACAATCGCTGCACTCTGAGAAGACGCACCGTTTTCTGCGGGCCTTGCGCCTCGAGCTCTGACGTTGCTCACGACCGCCTGCTCGGTGTACGCGGCAGTCGCCTGGATGTTGTCCTTCATCAGGTCGTCGTAGTGGATGACCTTGTAGGCGTGCTCTATAGGAACTCCGCCTTTGAGCATCCTCATGAACTCCGGATTCTTGGTCTCGGCTTCGAGGTCGAACTTCGGGAACTTCGCCCTGACGGCCTCAGCCTCCATTACCCACTTCTGGACCTGGGCATCCGCCTGCTGACGGCTCTGGGCCTGCTGCTGGCGGGCCTTGAACTCCTCGTTCTCCCGCTTCATGCGGTTCCATTGCTTGTACTGCTCGACGGTCATCCCTGCCTCATCGGCAGCCTGGGCCCAGTAGGAGTCGTCATCCTCGATGGCTTTTGCAAGTCCCTGGACGTCGTTCGGATCCACATGGTACTTATCTGCAAGCATCGTCACCAGCGGCTGCATGTCGGCCAGCTTCCCCTGGACCGTCTTGAAGTCCTTGAAGCGCCGGTCGATTATAGCCTGCGTAGCCTCGGTGTATTCCTGCTTGTACTCTCCCCGAACAAGATCCTGGAAGGCCTTGCGTCTTTCTTCAGGTGTCTGCGTTACCATACCCTCGGCGGCAGGGTCCTTTGTCTCTTCGGCGGGAGCTGCAGACTCCTGCTTTCCGTAGACGATCTCGCCCGTTTTCTGGGTGGCGGGTCCAGTTGCTTCGCCAGTCGCCGACCCCTCTCCGCCTTCACCGAAGAGTGTCAGTGTCGTTTTTAAGTATTTCATGTATCCTCCTCGCGGTTTGTGCGGTCCCGTGAAACGCTGCGTCCATCCATCCCGGGGAATGATCAAGTGAGCAAATCATTCCCCAGGTGTGACAGGAGGACGATGGTATTGTGGCAGACCTCGTCAACCCTTACGCACCTAAAATCGCCTTATTTTTCACTTTTTTCAGGCCTTTTCGCCGTAATTATTACGGATTTCTAAATATGACGGGTTTTCGAGGGCCAGTTGAGTGAGTCCGATCATGGTCATCATGTAGGCTGCCTCGGCCTCTCGGTATCCCGCCCAGCTTATCTCCGTATCACCCGGCTGCAGCTTTATCCCGATGCAGTCGATGGCCTTCTCGTTGAGCACGTAGCCTGCCAGCTCGTACATGCTCTGACTGATCGCCGCGCAGACCTGGTCGGTATCGCCCTCAGCGTGCCCCTTCGCAGTCACGGAGAACGAGTCCGTGTCCCTATCGAATGTAACGACCGTCATCTCGGCGTTGCCCCGGCAGGCACGTTTTCCAAAGACGGGACAGACCTCTTCGCCAGTCTCTGTCCGTAGTCGGTCATGGGAGTGTTCGCCTGCATGAGAGAGTTTGCAAACCGGTTCTCAGGCACGTTCATAGCCGCGCCGGTATTCTGTCCGCCTGCATGTGATGTCCCGCCAGACGCGCTCTGAGAAGCCTGTGGAAGCTGACCGGTGAGGAGTGCAGTGAGTTGCGCGATCTGCTGTTGCTGCTGTTGACAGATGTTTAAGAGCGTTGCGCCCTGCTGTGCGTACTCCTTGACCTTTTCGATGCCCTCGAAGTCCATCATCTCCAAAGCTCCCAGACACTCCTGGGCGCGCTCCGGGTTGAAGAAGCCTGCAGCGTAGAGCTCTTTCGCTCTCTCGTTCTGTTCCATCCTGGAGAACGGGTTCTTCTTCTGCGCGGATATCTTGAGGTCGAAGATGGGCTTTCTGACCATGTACCCGAACGGAGTCGCGACCTGTTGCTCCTTTATGGCGGCGTTGCTGACGTCCACGAAGTCGTAGGCTCCGTTTGGGGCGGCCACACGAAAGCACCGGGCCTCATCGTAGAACTGCCTGATGAGCTCGATGCACAGGGCTGAGATCTTGGAGTACGCTCTGTAGCTCGTGCTGATCATATCCCTCGACGCCTTATTTCCCGCTTCCTGCAGAGCCGCTATGGCCGATGCCGCAGTGATGCCGGCACCGGTGCCGCCGGAGTTGACGTCACGGTTCGCTGCCGTGTCTTTCATCTCCTCGATCTTCATCTGCAGAACGTTCAGCGCGTTGCTGTCCAGATTCTGGACGTTGATCTCCTTGACGCGGTTGTCCGAGAGCTCGCCTTCGACGTCAACGATGGGCTGGTTCCAGTCGAGGAACTGCTCCCGGTTGATGTTGGTCGCGCTGGAGACAAAGAAGCGCTTCTTCGTAGTCATCATGGCGTTCTCCAGGACATAGCCGGAGAGCTTGTCGATATATAGCTGCGGGTCTTTACAGATCGCGACGTACCCGAAACCTATAGGCGTGCCCTTCTCCGGGAAGAGGCAGTCCAGGACGACCGGATACAGCCCGTGATCGTACCAGCCGCGCTCGGCATACTCAGGATCGTTCTCGGAAGCGTAGAGCAGCGTATCGCCCACGAACTTAGCGTAATGCAGCACGGTCTTGCCTGCCGGGCCCTTGATCTTGTAGTACCAGTCGACGACGGCGCTCTTGTCGCTCGTGTCGACCTGGTCGTCATACACATATTCGGCGACGTCGAATGAGTTGCCCGGCTTTCCTTTGTCTTCAAGCTGTGGATACTGTTGTTTGAGCAGATCGTTGTCTACCAGTTCGACGATGAAAACGTTCCGGCTGTCCTGGATATCGGCGATGCCGGGCTCCCAGAATAACTTCAGCAGGTCGATCTCCCGGATATCTATGTCGCCCAGGCCGTTCTCTTTATCGTTATTCCAGAAGACTCCATATGCAGCCGTCCCGTGCTTGAGCTTGTCCCACCAGTTGTCGCTATAGGTCTGCTCGAAGTCGTTGTACTCCATGATCACCGGCAGGACCGAAGACAGGAGCTTTGCGCTCTCCTCGTCAGATCTTTCTCTCGGCAGGACTGCCGGCTCCGGATAGTTGTCCATTGCATCCGCGTGCTTGTTCAGGATGGAATTAAACAGCCAGGCAGACGTCGGCTCCGGGTCAGTGGCCTTCGGAGTCACCTTCTTCTCACCCTTCATGACCTGCCAGTGCCTGAGCTTCCACCACTGCTCATCCTTGATCACGCGGTCCTCAAGGTTCGTCTTCCCGTCCTTGTAATCTCTCAGGATCCCCTGAGCTTTTCTGACCTCCTCGATGCCTATGGCCTCCTGGCGGTCAAGTGTTATTCCGAATACTTCAGGCATGGTACCTCCTCCTTACGACGGCGGAAGCGGAGCCTCGCCCAGGATGCCTGCAGCCCTCAGCACGGCGAGCAGGCCGTTGAAGTCTGCGACGGTCACTTCTTCGCTCGCGTCGGATATGCCTTCCGCCATCTTTACGCCGCCCAGAGCAGTCGCAGTTGCTGCAGCGACCGACACTCCATTGGAGTCGACAGCAATCCCGCCGTTGGTCTTCGCCTTGACCGATATCTTTCCGCTGCTGATGTTTATGCCGTTGCCGATCTTCACCCCGCCCAGGTCGGACGAAGACGCAGTCGGAACGCTGTACAGCGGGTCCGGAGTGCGGGTCCAATCAGCTCCGGTGAAGTTGATGTTGCTCATAGCCTGCAACGCGGCAGCGGAGATGGTGTCGCCATAGCTGGTCTCAACTTCCTGCAGGTCCATGCTCCCGCCCACCAGCACGAGCAGAAAACCTGTCGGGGAAGGCGCTGCAACGTTCTGCGGGATGATGCCTATCGCCGTGCCGTCGTTCACCCCGACGCCGGCTTTGCTCACCGGAGTCCCGGCCTTTATCGGGAAGTTGAACGACTCCCATCTCATATCCACCGGCCTGTAAATTGCATTTTCGATCTTCATGTGTCACCTCAGTATTTCCTGTAAAAGCTGTAACTGTCATATACTTCGCCGTCGTCCGTGGACAACGGGTCATACGGTTTGGGTTTGGTCTTCTCGGCCTTCGGCGGAGTGATCGGCCTCGCCATACAGATGTACCTGGTCTCGTCTGCGATATGGTCCTCCAGGTCTGTGTCGATATCTTCCGGCCTGATCTTGTCGTACTGCAGGCGCGGGATCGTCCGGATGAACGACTTGCAGGTCGAGAAGATATACATCATCGGGATGCCGTTATCATCGAAGCGCAGCCTGTAGTGCATCTGCAGCCAGCCGGGCAGGCGATGGTTGTCTCCCGGCTCGAAATACACTCCCAGCCGCTCGCCGGTCTCAGCGACGGAGACGCCCCTGGACGCGTCCCAGATGCTCGGATCCGCAACGCCGTAGATGTGCTTGTCCTTCAGCCACCGGTGCTCGGTCTCGACGCGCTTGACTTCGCGGAATATCTCATCCGGGCTCCACTTGACGCCGGTGTTCGGCTCCTCTGTGCAGCCATAGAGCTCGAGGATCCTGTACAGCCTGCCGTCGAAATCCACAGCCCACCAGCCGACGGAGAACGGCTTCGCGTAGCCGAAGTCGAAGCCTCGGTAGATACGCCAGCCTTCCGGCACCTCGAAGGGATCTATCACGTGAGTCCACGTCCGGTCCTGGTAATGGTCTCGGTCGTTCTTCCACTCCTCGAAGACGAGGCCGTCATACGTGTTCCAGTCGCCGTACAGATGGCCGCGCCGCAGCCGCTCCGGCAGAGCCTCAAGCTGCTTGATGTAGTCCGGGTCCGCCTCCATCAGGACCTTGTTGTCGAAGACTGTCGCCGGGATGAACGTGTAGTCCTCCGGCTTCTCGTTGCCCTTGTACTCCCGGTCCACGAACAGCCGCTTGATGTAGTCGTGCGCCGGTCCGCCGGGGTTCGCCGTGTAATAGATGCGCGGCGTCACGTCGGTCCGCGTCGTGCGCAGACAGGTCGAGATGAATACGATCCAGGCCTCCTCGAAGTTGGTCGCCTCCTCGAAGCCGATGATCTCATACTCCTGGCCCTGGTACTGGAGCTGGTCCGCCTCGTTGTCGCAGTATCCGAGCTTAAGCCGGGAGCCGTTTGGGAAGATAAAGACTTTCTCGTCCGCCCGGTACTTCGCATAGCCGGCCAGCTCTGTCATGAGCGGCAGGATGTGATTCTCGCGAAGCTCCGGCATCGTCCGCCTGAGAAGCAGCAGCCGCAGGCCGGGATAGCGCATGGCCAGCATCACGAACTTCCGGCGCATTGCAAAGCTCTTCCCGCCGCCGCGAGCGCCGCCGTAGCATATGTGCCGCGTGCTTGCCTTGAAGAACTCCTGCTGCTTCGGGTTCGGTATGTCTTCCCGGAGCCTCCGGAAGATCAGCGGCTCCATTCGTCCAGCTTTCCCTCGAAGGTTATGCTCACCGGCAGCGCCTCGATACTGGCGTCAACGTCAACGCCCTGGACAGGCTTGCCCCACCCGCGGTCCAGTATCACTTCGGCCGCGCGTATCCGGTCGGCGTCCTTCGCGCTTTCGCTTTCGATGATGGACACCAACGTATCAAGAGCCTGCTGCGTTCGCTCTCTGAAGGCTGCCTTGACCTCCTCCGGCATCTTCATTCGTCCGCCGGGATTTCCGCTCTGGCCAGGCTGAAACCTGCCGCGATTTGTTTTTTTACTTGCATTCTCCCTGTTGTCAGGCATAGATCACCACTCCTTTCGGGCAGTGTGGCACATTGTCAATACCAATACGCACCTAAAATCATGATTTTTCAAAAATATTTTTTGGCATGGCCGCCAGGATGACCTTACCGTCCCGCTTTTCAGCCCTGAGCACCCAGGAAGTGAGGACGGTTTCGACCTCCTCGTCGGGTATCTCCAGACGATAGCCGAGCAGGTCCTCATCCTCGTACTCCGGAACGCCGTAGGCTTTGGCTGCGCTGATGAGGATCGAGTCCAGGACCCTGCGAAGCTGTGCGGCTCCGTCTTCCAGGTCATGGATCTTTGCTCTGAGCTCCGGTATCTTCTCCAGCAGGATCTGGGCTTTCCGCTCCGCCTTGTACCGAGCCCGGAGCTGATCGTGTTTCTTCGTTTGGCGCTTGTTCATGTTCGTTCTCCTCGTAAACTTTGGTGAGATGCGCGGCCAGCGTGCAGTTGACGTAGCCATAGCTGCCGCAGAATGAATCGGCAAAACGGCTCGCCTCCCTGCGGGTCCGGAAAGACAGCTTCCCGAGCTCGCAGCGGATAGCCAGCCGCTCGTCATAGCGAAAATATGGGCAGATATAGTTCCGGTGTGAATAGCTCACGTTCGTCTCCGGAGCGCCTTGTTGTATTGGCGCTGCTTGGTGACTGTCATCTCAAGGCGGTCTTGTTTCCTGGCACGCTTCTCGTCCTCGGTGAACGATCCGATGTCACGCTTCCATTGCAGGTACTTCTCGCATTGACCGTGACAGCCGGGGACGCGGTCCGGGCAGTTAAAGCATGGTGTCCTGGATCTCATGGCTCCGCCTCCTTGTACGGCTCTGGCATAGGCATCCATGCCGTGACGTTTGAGTTCATGCCGCAACACCAGCGGTCAAGCTCCGGACTGTAATAGCCTATGACGATGTTATGGCCTCCCCTCTTGGTGACTGTCGTGCAAAGCACATAGTCCTCATCCTCCGGCAGTCTCTCCGAGACTGGTATCCACTTCGGAGGCTCCGCGGTCGGCATCCGCTTCACGAGGTTCACGAACGCGTTATAGGAAATCGGGTTCTTGAAGCGGTATTCTATGAGCGCATCAGCGTCTATCAATCTCATGCTTCTTCTCCTTCCTCTGCGTCGATGATTACGGAAGCATCCTCGATCATCCCTTGGAGCGTCCAGAACGCCGCAACAAGATGCGCCCCTTGATCACCCATCTGCGGGAAACGCTTTAATGCTTCTAACGTTACGCTCAGGAGAACCTTCAGCCGTTCGCGATCGATCAAATCGCCATGCGGTGTAGGCACTTCGACCAGTGGGCAGTCTTTGTGTCGGAGCTTATATCCCGCTGTCATCCACAACTCACACTCCGCAAGGTGAGCAACAGTACAACTTTCGCAGTTTCTGGGCATCTCCATGCCCTTAATAAAAATTGACATCAGACTCTCCTTTGTGCGTTCTTACAGGGCTTGATGCGATACGTTCCATGCTCCATCCTCTTGAGTAGCGAGACATAAACGTTGAATAGTTTATCCCAAACTCTTCAGCCCATTGTTTTAGTGTTTGAGTCCTTCCACTATAAGTAATAAATGTGTTACGCCGTGTGTTATTCATTTGATGTTTAGCATTAGCCCATGTACAATTTTCCGGGCTATAAATCCCATTAACATCGATCCGCTCAATTGATTGCGCTTTTTTGCTTGCATTTGGGTTATATCCATTCGACAATGCCCAAGTTTCGAATTCGGGATATGATTGCCATGCATCGCACATCTTTATCCCTCTTGCTCCATAATTTCTGTAATTCTGGCTTTTAGGATTGTAACAACGAGTCTTTATTCCTGCCCATATTTGATACAATCGGCTTGCACTCCCTAATAAGCTTTGTCGCACCGCACTCATCTAATCATCCTCCCGTTATATATGCTCATGCTCTTCCTCCGCTTCTGCCATCGGGCAGGTATCGTACCATCGGCATATACGCGCTTCCAATTCCTTCACCGCGGCTTCTAAATCTGCAATCCTGTTGCGGAGCTGCTGGATCAGCAAATCATTCTCTGTCAATTCCAACTCCCATCCCCTCGAGCTCGAGGTAAACGTCATCCCATCCGTAGTCATTGTCCGGGTCCGCGATCCTGTCGGCGATCCGGTCCGCTTCTTGCTGGATCTTGGCTATCGCCTGCCATGTCCAGGACGGATGCGTATGCAGCAGCGCCAGATATATCAGCGCCTGGACCAGTCTGGTGCTGTCCTGCGCCGCATCGACCTTCATCCGGTCGAGCTCCTGCTGCCACCGGCGCTCCACCTTCGTGAGCTCATGGCTTGAGACCGTGAAGTCTCGCCGGCCCTTTTTCCTTGCGGTCATGTTTCTTCCCATGACGCCTCCTCCAATCTTTGAGCGGGATGCAGCGATCCGGCCTGCACCGCTCTGTCCCGCGTTTCCTGCACTTATCGCATGGACCCATTTACTTTCCCCCCTGCCAGCCTTGCCAGCTCGCTCATATCATCCTGGACCTCGAGCTTGATACCCTTCTTTTCGGCCAGCTCCTGGACCTGCCGCATCGTGTACGAGTACGGCGCACCGACCTCCGCATACTGCCGGCGCTTTTCATCCATCCACGCCTGTAGCTCCGGATCCGCGAGTGATCTCACCGGCGGTCGGTACGCACAGACCATCTGACCGCCCTGACGCTCGTAGCGATACCCTTCCTCATCGACGAACTTGTCCGGACCCGCCGACGTCTCCTTCTGCGCCTTGACCGCGTCCGCCGCCTCGACGATCTCCGCGACCGTCGGGCAGAAGCTGAGGCTCTTCAGCAGGTTCCGGCAGGCATCCATAACCACGGCGTCCTCGTAGACGTCCAGGACGTCGTAGAAGCCCTGGGCCCGCTCGGCGATGTCATCACGATCCATGTGCGCCGGGAACTGTCTCGGGTACCACTTCGACAGATGCCGGACCAACTCTACGCATCCCTTCTTGGTCATTACGTCACCTCCTCGTCTGTCTCGGCCATCTCCGCCAGCATCTGGTCGATGAGCTTCAGGTTGTGGTTCGAGGAGGAGCTGCGGGCGCTCCGCGCCCCTCTCCCTCTATCTCCCTCTATTTCATTCTTATATTGTGGTTGATTGCTGGTTACCGTGTGGTTGGTTGTTGGTGAGCGACTTGGTTGATTTCGTTGGTAGTAATCGTACCGAGGGATTGATATTATCGAGAACTTCCTGTGTTGGTTTATGGTTATATCGCCGGTTGACCGCAAGTGCTCTAATGCGGTTCGGATGTTTTGCCTCGATAATCCGGTCGATGTTGCCAGCGAAGTCTGGCTCGTCGCAAGTTCTCCTCGATGTACCGTAACCCCTTGAAACTCATGGTCTTTCACGTTTGCGTTGAGCAATAGATGGATGAACAGCTTGAATGTGTTTAAGTCCTTGTACCAGCCCCAGCTCATAATGTTCCGGTCCAGTTTTATGTATGTCGTTCTATCCCTCATGGCTGCCTCCCAGTATCTCGATGATCTTCTCGCCGGTCTCACTTGGCCGGCAGAACACGAAGGAAACGTCGTAGCGGTCTCGCATTGTGCACAAGCTCTTATACAGCTGGCTGCCCTCCGTCGCCTTCGGGTTCGTCTTCCGGCGGGGATTATGCCAGAAGTAGACATCCGACAACCTCTCAATGCCTCTGCCGTGCTCCACCAGGATCACCAGCTTGATGCCGGCCTTCTGAGCCCGGACTAGTTCGGCTCTGAAGCGCTCGTGCTGCTGCGTCACATTGCCGCAGAGCTCGATCAGGTCCTTCTTCCGGTCTATGCAGAGCCTGGCGTCGTCGAGACTCATATAGTCCCCTACGTAGAGCTTTGATTCAATGGTCTCTGCTCCCAGGCCCTGCAGCTGCTTCTTGACGCGCTCCCGTTCCTTCGTATGTTCTCTTGTATCGACCATGATGACCATCAGAACGGGATGTCATCATCCTGGACCATGCCGTCCGCTGGGATGTTCGGATAGTTGTCTGCCGTGGCGTTTACGCTCTCCGTCGGCTTTGAGCCTTGAGGCAGGACCTGCTTCTCCGGGATCTTCGCCTCCGGGGCTTTAGCGATGTCACAGAACCAACGCAGTTTTCTACGGGTCCTGATCTCGCCCTCATACTCTTCCTCGACCTCACCGAAGACGCCGCCGACGAGCTTGCCGGTGAAGGATCTTCCGAAGGCGTCGCCCCAGACGATCTCAAAGCCAGGGTTCGACTTCTCCACCGCGTCAGTGAAGCGCCTGAAGTTTCGGCTGCAGTTGCCTTTTTCATCTTCAGTGACGACATAAGCTGTGCCCTGGAACGGCCACTTCTTCTCCGGACGGATGTCGCCCTCGAAGGCGTCGGCAAAGTATCCAGCCTGCTTGTCCGGCGCCGCGAAGTCGAAGCGGATTATGATCATCGGCCTGCCGTTCTTGCTCCTGGTCTCGGTCACGTCCTTGATCTTCATCACGTGGCCGCCGAGCTCGACGGGTACGTAGTCGCCGGTCGGTGTGTTGTCGTAGTTATTCGGCTTTTTCATTGGTGTTGTCCTCCTTGTCGCCTGTGTCATTTAATCCCCAGTATTCTCTGATCGTCGTATCGACCATCTTCAGGTCGTTTTCTATCTTCAAGCTCTCGAACATGCCTTCCGGGCTCTTACTTATGTCCATGCCATCGCTCTGCGTCCTGAAGAAGTGATTCGTCCCCTCAGTCATGCAGCGGAGCACGACGGTCGCCATACCCTCGATGCAGACCTTATCGTTGAGCAGCTTTCCAATGGTCCTAAGCTTGGTCTCACCGTAGTCGCTCGTGTCCTCATGCAGCAGGTAGTAGACCAGGATGTCGTCCGGAAGCTGAGTCTTAACAAAAGTCAGCAGACCCCAGAAGTTATCTGCAATGTCGTTATAAAGGTCAAAACTCGAAGATCCTTTCTTTGGCGTCGAGTGCCCTGCCATGAACTGATTTGTCATTATGTAACCTGCATCGTCGATGACTGCAGTCCTCATGGGCATCTTCTTGAGTCCAGCCTTGATAGTTGCCATATTGTCCGATACCGTGACATACTTGAAGCTGTTGCGGAACGGCAGGCGCTTTCCGATGGTGTTGATGAGGTATATCTCGTCCTCTTTGAAGTTCTTCAGGGAACGGCTCTTCCCGGAGCCTGACTTCCCGTAAATGATGATGTTCTCGCCCATGATGTCCTCCTCACCTGATCTGTATGCTCTGCTTCTCCACCAGGGAGACGCCGTCGATGATCTCGCCGCGCTTCAGCGCATCCTTCAGCGCCGTCTTATCCGGCTCCGGCTCCTTATAGCGGATATACTCTTCCGGAAGGTCAATGACCGGCACGCTGATCTCCACAGCCTCGGATCTGCGGTACGAGACCGAGACTCGCGTGCTCTTGTATTTCTCGCCATTCAGGACCGTCTGCAGGTAATTCTTCAGACCCTCGGCCTTGTTCTCGGCGGCCTTCTGCTTCTTCGCGAAGCTGTCCTTCTCGGCCTTGTACCCTTCCGCGTCGCTCTTCAGGTTCTTGATCCATAAAGCGATGTTTTCGACTTTGGTATCGCGGTCCAGGGCGAGCTGCTCAAACTCCGCCCAGGCTTCATCATCTTTGATCTCGCCGGTCTCATCATCGATGGCTCTCTCATACGCGGCCATCATCGCGTTGTTGATGTCATAAAGTGTTGCCATTACATCCTCCATACCGCATAGATCATCGCGGCTGCTATGACCAGAGCTGGCACCGTGACCAGCAGGCAGGCCGTGAGTTGGACCGTGTCAACATGCTTCAGCTCCCACTCGCAGCGGGCCTGCGTCCAGCGCCTCGCTCTCTCTTCTGATTCCCGGCGTCGGGTCTCCCAATATTCCGCCGAGAACTCCTCCTCTAAAAGCTTGCAATTCTTTGCCATAGGTGTTACCTTGTAATTGTTTTATTTACTTGGGCCCCGCACCTGCTTGCCAAAGGTCAGGGCTCATTTCTATTTGCCCAGGCAGGACTGCGTCCATCGCCTTGACCGTCTTTGAGATGCTTGCGATCCGGCGCATGTACTCGCCGCGCAGCGCTGCGTAGTCGGCAGCGTCCTGGCACATCCAATAGCCTTTGCTGCCGCTCGTGGATGCTATCCGCATACCCGCGTTCCTGAGTCTTGCGATCGTTTCCCGGACCTCGCGGTCGGGCAGCTTTGAGATGATGGCCAGCTCCGCTCTCGTCGCCGGCAGCTCTCTCGACGCGGCCATGATGCGCTTCAGAATGACCGAGGCCGTAGAATCGTTTTTAAGCGTTTCTTCGATGATCATCGATACATTTGCCGTGCGCTGTGCTTCACCTGCCTCAGACTGACTTGCAAGAACGTTCTCGACGAAGTTGGTGACTGCGTCATTCGGCAGGGCCAGCCCGTTCTCGATCTTACTGATCAGCGAGGCATCCATCCCGGGGACCAAAGCCTGCAGCTCCTTCGCGAGCTGGGCTTGAGTGAGGCCTTTAGCCTTCCTGTATTCCTTCAGCCTGTTCACCGATCTCCCTCCTTTCCGCGTCAGCCTCTGCCGTCAGCTCGTCCATCTTCTTCGCGTAGGCGTTGATCTGGCCGGGCAGGTCCAGCGGCGCTTTGTACTTTTCATATTCTCCCGGCGTGACCAGGCAGAAGAACTCGCATCCATCCCACACGGTCCCCAAGTGGGTCCATTCACCCAGCCCCTCGCCGCGCTTCTCATCAAAGGTCACGTCCGGGAACAGCCTCCGAAGCGTCGCTGCTCTCATCTGGATACCCTTGCCGCTCGCCATCCATCCGTAGACGTCTTCTTCCCTGCTCAGTTCATAAAGCCTGTTTGCGATCTTGACCAACTCTTCTTTCGTTACCATAACGGACCTCCTATGATCTCTGATACGATCCAGATGGCCATGAGCACACCTGGGACCGATGCAAGGGCCAGGTAGACCAGCCCGGTTATAACTGCCTGTTTGATCGTCATTTCTTCTGTCCTCCCAAATACTTCTGCAGGCCTTCTTCGCTGATCAGCAGCTTCTGGCCTTTCTTCTTGTTGACCGCGTACCCGCTCTCTTTGATGATCCTGGTCGCCGTAGGTCTTCCGACCTGCAGCCGCTCCATCACGTCGGTCACGGTCAGGATGTTGTCCATGCTGTCCTCCTATACGACATCTCTCCAGTTACCAGTTCCCTCTTCCCGGAAAATGAGCTCAGGCTTTCTGTACGCCTTCCCGGACTGCACCCAGGCTTTCAGCTCTTCTTCGTACTCCTCGC